TTCTCTCAACTGCAACTGATTGTGGGTGAGGAAGATTGCATCCTGACGCAAATGGGTATCATCAAACCTGCTGCAAAGTATCTGCAATTCGTTCCTCTCCCCACTGAAATCCTTCTGGGTGAGGGTAACACTGTGCTCTCTGAGTTGCTGGGTTGAGTTATACTTAGGGGGCAGTGATTGCCCCCTATTCGTTATGCTTATGTGTGCGTGATTTGGCAGTTGTTTTATATTTAACGTTTTGTAACGGGGGGCGCGTTAAGCCCCCGTTCATAAAACCCCAACCTCCCCTAAGCTATAAAGTGTTACACTCACCAGATCAATATAAAACTCACAAGTTTTCTATATAAAATCAAGAGACGAAAACATGGAAATGCAAAAAAATCCGGAGGAAAATTTTACGACTGTAGAGGTCGATGCAATTACTGGGGAGTATTATATAACGATACCTGAGTGGGTATTGAGTGAATTTGAGTGGTATGAGGGCACCCAGATAAACATGGAGGTTGAGGGAGACTGTATAGTGATAACCGAAATAAAAGACTGATATTGACTTTGACTAGATAATACTGTATGATACTGAAGTAACGTTACTTACTTATGGCTAAAGGATTTACTGTAAAAGCAAAAGCACCGAGCACACAGGGACGCGAAGCATCTGAGTGGGATTACGACAAGGCACGTGAGATGGTAAAAGGGAAGGCAATTGTCTTCTGTCTACCTGGGAGAGGTGTTTCGTATACGTATCTCAAAAACTTCGTGCAATTGTGTTTTGATTTAGTGCAGGCAGGAGCAAGCATTCAAATTTCGCAAGATTATTCATCGATGGTAAACTTTGCAAGATGCAAATGTTTAGGTGCGAATGTGCTGCGAGGACCTGACCAAATTCCCTGGGACGGGAAGTTAAAGTATGACTATCAGTTATGGATTGATAGTGATATTGTGTTTAATACTGAGAAGTTTTATCAGTTGGTATTGATGGATCAGGACATTGCCAGTGGATGGTATATGACTGAGGACGGACGTACGACGAGTGTTGCACACTGGATGGAGGAAGATGATTTCCGAAACAATGGTGGAGTAATGAATCATGAGACTGGTGAAACGATGTCACGACGTAAGAAGCCATTTACTGTTGACTATGCAGGATTTGGGTGGTTGTTGATTAAGCACGGAGTCTTTGAGCATGAGGAGATGAAGTATCCTTGGTTTGCTCCTAAAATGCAAGTCTTTGAATCTGGGGAAGTTCAGGATATGTGTGGAGAGGATGTAAGTTTCTGTCTGGATGCAAAGGAAGCAGGCTTTGAAATTTGGTGCGACCCTCGTATCAGAGTTGGTCACGAAAAGACAAGGGTAATTTGATACGATGACAGAAAGGTATACAATTCTCCATAACAACAAGGTCTTAGGTGAGAACTTGACGGAGGAGGAATACTTTGATATGATGGAGGACCTGTCGGTAGAGTTTTATCAGACAGGTTTTCCAAGACCACAAGAACTTGAAACTAAGATTACTAAGGAGTATTAATTATGGCTATGCGTAAGGGTGGTGGTTATGTGGAGGGAGCTCCTAAGAAAACTCGTCAAGGAGCGGGATCTCATACCAAGTATGCTGCGTCTTCTCGCAATAAAGCACGGAAGAAGTATCGCGGTCAAGGCAAAGGTTAATATCAGGAGGGGGATGACCCCTCTTTTTTTATGAAAATAAATACGAATAAGGGATAGCAACCCCTCTAAAAGTTCTGATTTTTATAAATCAGGAGCTAAAAATGGGACAATCACCTGTCGATCGTAATAGAGACTATATGAGAGAGATGTGGGGCACGGATCGTCTTGCCTCAGATTATGGTTCGATGCAAAACATTAATGTATATGAGGAGAAGAAGCAATTTCTTCAAGAGATTATGGACTATGAGAAGACACATGACTTAAAAAAACAGTCAGAATTACATGAAAAGATTCGTAATGATGATGATTATGATGATTGGGAGTATGGCACAGAGCCAAATTATGGAAATCCTTGGTCTTAAGCATAAATAAGTCAAGAAAACCTTCTGATCAATGGCAGTCACTCGGATATCAAGAGCATTTAAGGACATTAGTTTGTCTTTTGACCCTCATCCGGTGACAAAAGACCTACCTATTCTTAAAAATGAGAATGCAATTCGTCGTTCTGTAAGAAATTTGGTTGAAACTATCCCTACAGAGAGGTTTTTTCAACCTCTTTTAGGGTCTGATGTAAGAGCAAGTCTCTTTGAGTTTGTTGATTATGGCACGGCGAGTGTAATTCAGGACCAAATTCTTACAACAATCGAAAATTTTGAGCCAAGAGTGGAAAATGTTGAGGTTCAGGTCAATCCACAACCTGATGACAACACATTTGAATGTAATGTTATCTTTGATATCATTGGTCAGGACTTTCCGACTCAAGAATTTACATTTATCTTAGAGGCAACCAGGTAATATGCCTTTTACAAAGTTTACAAACCTAGATTTTGACCAGATAAGAGCACAAATTAAGGATTATCTCAGGGCAAATTCCAATTTTACGGACTTTGACTTTGAGGGATCTAACTTTTCTGTCTTAATCGACACTCTTGCCTATAATACTTACATTACGGCATTCAATTCCAATATGATTGTCAACGAATCCTTCTTGGATTCGGCAACATTGAGGGAAAACGTCGTATCTTTGGCAAGAAATATTGGTTATGTACCTCGGTCCAGGAGCTCCTCTAAGGCAAATATAACACTGTCCGTGGTAACAGACACAAGTAGTCCTACACTAACCTTAGAGGAGGGTCTAGTGTGCGTAGGATCCGTTGAAGATAGTAATTACATCTTCTCAATTCCAGAAAGTATTACTACTGTAGTTTCTTCTGGCACTGCAACATTCTCTGGTATTGACATTTACCAGGGCACACTACTTAGAAACAGTTTTGTAGTTGATGGATCCCTCGATCAGAGATTTATTTTAAATAATTCCTTCATTGATACTGCTACAATCGTTGTAAAAGTTGATGAAAAGGAATATTCTCGTGTTGATAACATTATTAACCTAAATTCTGACTCTGAAATCTATCTTCTTCAGGAAGTTCAGGATGAAAAATATGAATTATTATTTGGTGATGGTTATTTTGGTAAGAAATTGCCGAATGGTGCAGTCGTTACGGTCACTTATATCGTTACTGACGGTGTTGAAGGTAATGGAGCATCTGATTTTGCCTTCTCTGGACGTTTAGTTGGTTCTTTAGATCAAATTGTAGGTCCAACATCAGTCACTGTAACAACAAATACTGCATCATCTAATGGTGGAGATATTGAAAGTATTGAATCTATCAAGTATTTTGCACCAAGACTATATTCATCTCAGTATAGAGCAGTAACTGCCCGTGATTATGAGGCAATTATTCAATCAATCTATCCAAATACTGAATCAGTATCTGTAGTTGGTGGTGAGGAATTAGATCCTCCACAATTTGGCAATGTAATTATTAGTATCAAACCAAAGAATGGTGATTTTGTTTCTGACTTTGACAAGGAAACAATACTTTCTAAATTAAAGAATTATTCATTGTCTGGCATCAATCAACAAATCATCGACCTTAAGGTTCTTTATGTTGAAGTTGACTCTGCAGTATACTATAACCCATCTCAGGCATCAACTCCAAATGATTTGAAGACATCAATTACAAATACATTGAATACATTCTCATCTTCAAATATTAATAAGTTTGGTGGCAGATTTAAGTATAGTAAGTTGTGTCAAACAATTGATAACGTTGATAATGCAATTACATCAAATATTACAAGAGTTATTCTTAGAAGAAATCTGAGAGCAGCAATTAATGAGTCTGCTCAGTATGAATTATGTTATGGAAATGCATTCCGTTATGTAAAAGAAGGATTTAATATTAAGAGCACTGGTTTCACTCTTTCCGGTAGAACTGGAACATTCTACATCACAGATACTCCTGGCGAAGATGGAATGGGTGTGCTGAGCATAGTAAGAGAACCTGTTGGTGCTGATAAGTATTTTGTTGAAATACAATCTGCAGGAACAGTTGATTATGTAAAAGGTGAGATTAAACTCAATACAATTAATATAACATCTACAGAAAAAGAAAATAACGTTATTGAGATTCAGGCATATCCAGAGTCAAATGATGTTATTGGACTGAAGGACCTTTATCTTAGTTTCTCAGTTGCTGATAGCAAGATAAATATGATAAAGGATACTATTACTTCTGGTGAACAGATATCCGGAGTCGGATATAAGACTACTTCTAGCTACTTAAACGGAGAACTAAAGAGGGTATAAGATGATAAAAACTGGATTTGAGACGAGGGTAAAAGTTCAACAAATTATTGAGAACCAATTACCAGAGTTTTTACGTTC